CTTCATATTTACTTGGATTTTGTTTTTTGTATTCTTCCAAAAATTCTTTTGTTAATTCCATAATTTTATATTTTTTACTTATAAATCCACCGACCTTTTACAGGTGCTTCTAACCCTGTAACTTTTGTAATCTACCATCATCTGCGACTTCTTTTGATAATGGTTGATTGCTTGATTGGGGGGTTGAGTCAGCTAGTTCTATCGGTGAGACTGTTCCTGTTTTAAGTAGAATCTTATTGAAAAGCATTTTACCTTGTTGATTTTTAAGTATCTCTGGATTGTTTGAAATAGTTTGGAATACAGTTGCAAGTGTTGCCATGTCAGCCTTATTGTCTGTTTGTTCTCCCGTTACATCTACTTCAAGATTCCATTCAAGGTCTTTGAGTACTTCATTCCATGTTTTCTCCCCTGCCTCATCTGGGCTAAAGAATCTTTGATTCCCTTGCTCGTTGAGTTCTTTCGTAACTTCATCCATATGAAATTGTTTGTCTTGTTCAGTCACTGATGGAACTTCCCCTGTATTTAGGATTGTATCAATTAATTTCCTTGCAAGTCTTTTATTTGCTTCTTTAGGAATATACTTTGAGTCAATTTTAGTGAGTTGGTATGAGTCAAGAATAGCACTTATCTCATCTGTATTATTTAATTGCTTTTTAAGATGTGGCAGTACATATGTTTTCATCATTTCTTCGAGTTGTAAACCTTTACTCTCTGTCATTAATTCAAAGAGTGAATGTGACTCTTGTAACAGTGCTTCTACTTGTCTCCAAGCTGTCCCAGAAGGTGCAGCGTTCCCCATCATAGACTCTGAAACTCCGACTATCTCATTTGCTAACACTTTCCATTGTTGTCCAAAACTCTGTAAAGAACCAATATCATGTGACGAATTTGCTACTTGTGTTAGAGGTTGATTTACCGCATGAATAAGAATATCTCCACTTTCTATCGCAGATAGAGCATTTTGCCCTACAAAATTCCCATCTGATGTTTGGAATATAAGTTTACTTGATAAGTCAAGCTGGTCTTTAATTGCTTTTACAGTGTGATTCTGCATCCATTGTGCTTCAAATAGGTGTTCTACCGCTCCAATAGCTTGTGTTCTACCATCTTCCTTAATTAAATGAGTTATCATGTACGGTGATTTTTCTTCTCGCCCTTTGTATAAGCAGTAATCGTCAAATGTTGTGCTATCTTTCCCAGCAAGGAATGTAAGTACATGCATCTGTTGCGTAAATTTATTCTCGTCTTTCATATCCCCAGTGAGGTATGATACAGGCATTTCTCCATGAACTTCGTATACTTTAATAAAGTTAGTTTTATTGTCTTTTTTAGTCTTATCAAGAGTTTCTCTAGCAACCAAATTATCTAACAACTGGTCTACAATATCTTGATTATACCCTTTCTTTGCCTTTAATTGAGCTGGTGTCATTTCAAGTACCTCTATTTGAATATCATCATCAAAATTTACTTGGTCTACGATAAGTCTGTTCCACGGAATAACAAGAGGATAAAGTTTATCACCACTATCAACGAATTTAGTTACAGCAGAACCATAACGGGCAAGAGTTCTCCCCCATTCGTTCAAGAATATCCCAAAATTCTCTTTTCTCATCCATTGCTGAAGAGCAATCGTCGCTAGGAACGCAGCTGTAATATCTGCTTCTTTAGTCGCTTTAACTTTAATGTTCTTGCGGTCTATGTCTGTAGCCCTGTACCAGATGTTAATTGCTGCAGTAACTATATTAAAAAATGGCTTTTCCCTCCCCATTGAATCAGTATCACCTGATGTATGACGAGAATTAATATACGCGTCTATTTTGTTTATGTTCTCCGATAAAGAAAAATCAACGTATTTAGATATAGTAGTTTTACCCGCTATATATTCGCTCTCATTTTCTCTAACACGTGCACCTAAAGTTTTTTGTGTTTGCATTGTAGTTAATAACACCGATTTTTAGTTATTAATATATTAATTATACACATATTAAATTAATTAGTAAAGGTTAGCGTGTGCTTCTATCAAAGTTTCTTCTCATTCTAAACTGATTTATTTGCTTTGTTACGAGAGCACTACGTTCTTCACTTTGTTCTGGCATCATCTTTCCCATAATAACGAAATACATTCTCATAATCCAAGTATCAGAGTCATCTGGCGAGTGCCCTATGATCTCCTTGATGTCTTCTTTTGCTGTAGCTTGTCGTTTTCCGTCTCCTTTTGATGTGTCTTGGTATGCTGAAAGTTCCTCAATTATTGATTCTTTTTGTTTCCCTGTAACTCTACTTGCAATCTTGTGATTGTTGACCAGGTCTGCAAGTGTAAAGATACATTGGTTTCTTAGGTTTCTGTAGTCTGATGTCAGCGGAGCTTCTTTTGTATACCCAACATTAGGCAATCTAACAATATCCATATCGGTCTTTATAGGGCTGTATGAGCTTTTATACCCAATTACTCCATCGAGCATTGAGCTACTTGCTACTCCTGCCCCGACTCCTATAGCATCTACTGCAACGTGAGACATTGGTATTCTATCTTGTGCAATATATTCTCGTATCTTTGCAATAATAGTTTCTGTATTCATGCGTTCAAACTCTTCGCGTCTGTATTCTTCTAGCCCTTCCCAGAAGCTGAATTTTGTCTTATCAGAGCCGTCATCGGCAATATCCACGATAAGATACTTAGAATTCTCTTTAACGATTGTGTTTGAGAATACATCTACAAGTGATGTGTAACGAAATAGTGAACCTTGATTATCTATATATTCTGCAAGGTATTCTTGTTTGTATGTGTCATAGTCTAGTTCCTCTTTGGCTTTCTTTATCTCTGTTTCTGGTACGTGTGGATTGTCTGACGTCGTAAAGTGAAATGCTTCGTAGTCTGGGTCAGTTTCCGTAATCTTTTCAAGTCTTCTTAGGTTTGGGTTTTCTTTCTTCGGCGTACCAATGAACGTAGCTTTTCCTGCTGTATCTGTGAGAGCTGGTCTAAATATCTCTTGCCAGCCAATAAAGAAATCTTTCATAGTGTCTAGTTCATCAAACACAATAAGGTGAGCTTTCATCCCACGGAAGTTTTCTCTAGCTTCAAAACCAGATATATACAATCTAGACTTTCCACCATCTCTAGTTGGGACAACAACTTCTAATCTACTCTCGTTTAACTCACCAACTCCTTGTAATCTAGCCTTTAAAGTTTCCCAAATGATAGAACGACTTTGTTTCATTGTTGGACTTATGTAAAATACATTTCTGTCCTTCTGTGACATGGCTTCGAATAGCATTATCTCAACCATTACAGCACTTTTACCAGACCTTCTACCAGCTCTTACAACTTTAAATCGAGCGTTAGACTCAACAATTTGTTTCTGTTTTTCATGTAACTGCATCTTATTTATCTTTAAACACCGAATCAAAAATGAATACTAAATCTTTTCCATCTTTTCCAGTGTTTTCTTGTCTACTTGAATACCCCTTATCTTTTCCTAGAGTACTAGTTAAATGTTTACTTGCATCTACTTGTACTCGTAATAAATCTACTTTGATATTTCCATCTGCGTCTTCTGGGTTATAATCAAGTGTTTTACTAAGTTTTTTCTCTGCTTTTGAAAGCATGTCTTTCCTATCTAAATCTTCAAGTCTTTCCTTGAACCATCCTCTAAGCGTTATATTCTTTGCACTTGATTCTTCATACCCTGCTTTTATAGCACTTTCGTAAGCATTTGGCTTTCCAAGTGTGATAGATTCAACGTAAAAATCCCAACATTTCTGTTCTCTTTCATCTGGTGTATATTGATTTGCCCCGTTTGGGTTTGTGTCTGCCATTTTAATTGAATATTTTACTATTCTCGACTTTTTCTTCTTTTAATCTTTGAGCATAGTTGTAGCAATTCCTGCAATAGATGTCTTTGTTTCCTCTTGCCCATTCGTTTTTATCCCAGTCTATTTTGCACCACATACATGTATGGTATCTATATGCTTGTTTATCTGCCATATTATTACTCTTTAACTTTCTTTTCGCCTGTCAATTCTATTTGATTTCTTATCTTTAGGGATTGTTGTTGTCTCCATTTTAGCTATAAACTTGTAATTCTCCATCCCTTTTAAATCTTTTTTGAATTTTTGTTCTGCGTATTTTTTTAAGTTTTCTATGTTAATCGCTGCCATATTAATTAAATACTTCTATACAATCGACGTTTTTACTATTTACCATGAGCATTCTACCGTCTTTTAGTTTCATCTTGGTGAATGTTCCATCTTGGATAGTTTCTGATAATATTCCGTGAAAGGTTCTTTTGTTTCCTCCAGTAAAGTGAATGATCTGCGTTACTTCTTTACCTATGTTGTTTACACTAGATTTAAGATTCATTTTATCATATTACTTGGTTATATATCATGTATTTACCAACTACACCACAGAAAACAAACTCTAAGTCTTTTTTAGTTCTAGTCGGGTAAAGTAATCTTGGAACAAATTTAGGCACATCAACTATCTTATAAAAACCGTAAAAGTTGATAAGTTTTGCTTTTTTAGGTTTCTTTACTTCTTTTCTTGACTGGTTTGTTGCTTTTGACATATTATCCTCTGTAATATTTACTATTAATATCTTTTTTAGCTTTTTCTAACACCCTCGACATGGTTATTTCTCCTCTATTTAAAACATCTTGATGGTTATCACATACGGGCATTCCTAACCATTCATGTGTTTCTTCTTTGCTACAGGTTTCTTGATGCCCTTTGTAGTCTGGGATGTCTGATAGATAACATTTTATCATATTTATATAAAACTTATGCTATTTATGTCTGATAATGGATAAAATGATGTGTAATCTTCTGTAAGCTCTTCTCCGTTTTTTATGTCTCTTATTGCCTTTTTCCCGTCTGTGTTTGGTGTTTTTGAGTGGTTCATAAATGATTGTAGGTTTATGTCGCTGTTTGGTGAACAGAATATCAGTGTTTTGTTTCCACTTGGGAAAAGCATTCTTTGTTTTATTAAATACTGTATTTCTGGGAGGATTTTATTAAACTCTTCTGGTGTGGTTTCAAATACCTTTGTCTCGTCATTGTTGAATAGGTTGTAGTCAGATATTATAGTTCCTTTTGCGATGTCTCTTACTGCAAATACTCCAACTCCATCTATGTTTGATGGTTTTATTGTTGCCCAGACTGTGTTGTTAATATATTCACTAATTTGCATAATAAGTGAGGCAATTTGGGTGACCTTATTGTCCCACCTATATAAAAACTATTCTGCTGTTTCTGTAGCTTCTTCAGTAGTTTCAACTACTTCTTCAACTACAACGTCGTTTGTTGTTTCGTCCATTTTTGGTTTCTCTTGAGCTTTTTGTGCTCGACTCGCAAGCTCTTGATTGATAATTGCTAAGTTCTGTGCACTTCTTTGTTGCTCTTCGTAAATGTCTGATTTCAAAGCTTTGAGCTCGATGATTGATAGTTCAGATAGTTTTACTTGTTGTTGCATAGTTATATTATACTCTTATTTTTTAACTTGTGCAAATCATTACAGCCACATATTAGATAGCTTGGTACTTTCCTTCCTTCTTTTACCGCTCTTTCTATTATTTCGTGCATGTTACATTTTTTTTCTTTAGGCTTCTTGTAACTAAATCCTTGATAAAAACTTAACATCTTTTCGTTATCTATTTGTGCTTCTTGCCAGAGTTTAATCTCTTTTTTACATATTCTGCGGAATTTTAGCAGATCTTTGACTATCTCTGGGATAGGTTTTTCAAATACTGTCATATTTAACTCTTTGGGTTAGGTGTGGTAAATGCTTCTTCTAACTCACCTGTTTCTTTGTTAAAATCTTTGTGACAGATTTTACACATAGCTATATTACCCCTACCAGCCATTGCGTAACCAAGAGAAATAATACCTGATTCATACTCGTGTTTGTGTTCTTTTTCCATATTATTGTACTTGATATTTACTAATAACTCTCCAACCGACATTATTACTCACGATTGTCACTGCTCCGCCTGCTTCGATTTTGTACTTTGGTTCTGGATTAAGATTGCCGATAAGTTCTGAACCGTTTGCAAAGACAGTACACATTGCATTGTATGGATTGATAAACTCATAGTGCTTGCCTGCGATTCCAACTGCTGTGGGTAGATATTCCCATCCGTTTGGCATACATTCGACTGTGTAGTCTGTAGTAGTAAGTGTGTACGCAGTATTTGGCGCAACTGTGTAATTTGTTTTAAAGTTCACTGGTGCCCCTATAAAATCAAAACCATTATTACAAATAACAAACATTTTTGTTACATTGCCAAAGAGTCCTGTGCATCCATTTGATGATGAGTGATTAAGAATATTCTGACCTAGTTGATTTTGTAGTGAAAATATTGTACCTGCTTGTACTCTGATTTCTGTATTCCCTGCTGGATTCCCTGGAGGTGTTGGAAGTATTGTTATCTTATCTTGATTGGCTGTCTTTATTGTAAATGCTGTATTGTTTGTTGTGCCAATAAATTCTCCTGTAGTGACGACGTTCCCTGTAGTTTCCCATGCGGCGTGAGCTTTATTGGTTGGTGATACAATAAGAAACATTATTACACCTATAATAATTGATGCTATTACAATCATCCATTCGTGGGGTTTAATTGAACAATTATAATCGAAGTCCATTTTATTAGGATAAGTACATACAATGGTAAAATCGTCGTCATTTTCTTTAAACACATATCCGACTTCTTCTTCTTGGCTTGGGTGCCATTTTTTCTTTAAGATGTATTTCATAATTAATAGTCAAAAAGCCACCTTAATGCAACGATTGTGACGATTACTATTACAGGAAAATAAATGTACCCATAATTATAGTATGTATTTTGACTTACTATCTCTCCTGTGCAAGAATTTACTGCTACTGTTGTAGAATAAAATGAATTTTTGGAAAAAGTATCACTCTTTATTTCACAACTGCCAATGTTTCCTGTGATATTTGGTGTACTAACTAAATTTGTTGTTTGCATAATGTTTTTACATTTAATTACTTCGCTTGTTCTAATAAATAATCTACATACGCACTTTCGCTCATCTTTGCTTTCTTTGCCATACGTTTGAGCTTTTCTTTGTTTTTAGGTTTGACGTATGGGTATATTGGGACTTTATTTTCCATTTTGTTTACTCATAAATTGTCTAATAGCTTGCGGATTTTCACGTCTTAGTCTGTATACGTGAATACTTCCGACTTCTCTTGCTTCTACTATGTCTGGGTGTTGCATTTTCAGATCACTGGCTCTTGCACAGGCACGGTGTGATAGAAAACCTCCTGTGCTTGTTGTGTTGCCTTGAAATGAATAGCTCGGATGCCATGTGATAGTTTCTTTGGTGTCTATCATGTACTGGAGAACGTCATATTTTGAGGTGCTTCCTTTTTCGTGGGCTTCTACGTCTTTTTTGACGATTTCAAAGTTTTTATTTACTTCTTTTAGGTATTCTTCCATGTTACTTATCCAATTTATTATCTTTGACGCTTTCTATGATAGAGTCCATTTTCTGATTGTAGAAAGTATCAAATATTCCTATAAATCGTCCTTTGTCTGTTTCTTGCTTAAACCACACGTAAATTACGTCTCTGAGTCTTTCACTTGCTGATTTTAAATCTACTGTTGCACTCTTTTTAGGTATTTCTGGCAACTCGTCCTGATTGGGGCAAAATGATAGCCAGCCTTCACTTTGACTCAAAGCTAGTACTGACATCATTTCTTCTGGTAAAAGCTCCCTAGAGTCGAAACTGATTGAAATTGAGCGGTCTTTACGTATTCGTGGTGGATTTATTACCGCTGGGAGTAAAATCTTCATATTACTTAATCATTGCACTTACTAAAGAATCGACACACATCAAGAGAGTTCCAAAGAGGATGACAAGGATTACTGCAAGGATTTTTATTATTGTTTCTATTTTCATAAGCCTAGAAAGGAATTTCTCCTGTTTCGTCTTGCGGATAATCTATTGCGTCTGATTTTTGCTCGACCTTGTTTTCAAAAATCAATCCGTCCCCGAGTATTGGTGTTTTAACTTTATTTGTACGTTCTTCTTTTGTCTGTCCTTCTGCGACAAAGTATTTCTTTACGAGACTGTATTTATCAGTTTCCTTAATAGTCTTTGCCATTGTTGGGATAAGTTCCATAGAATATAGTTTTTGATTAACTACTACACCTGCGTCTGTTGTGTAGTTTCGTTCTTCGATTTTACTCTTATTGATTTTATTTAAATCTATTTTTACGATGATTTTATTTTCCATGTTCTAATTTTTCTTTAATGCTTTTAATTTTATCGATTCCTATTTCAAATCCTTTTTTTAATGACTCGTGTTGTTCTAGGTTTGGCTTTATTCTAAATATGCACATTGATTCTTTGTAGTTTGGGTTGTAGACGACTAAGTCGCACCATTTTCTGCTTGTTACAAGTAATTGCATTTGGATCTGCCATATATACTTTGTGTCTACTTCGGTGATTCCGTTGAGTAAATGTTTAAAGTAAGATACATCGTCAATACATTTGATTTCTATAAGTCCGTCTTCTGCTACAAGTCCATCTGGTGACGCTCCAACAAATTCGTTTAGTTCTACAAATCCTACTTCTTTGACTTCGTTGCCTGTTTCTAGTTCGTACATACTTCTGGCGATTGGTTCTAGTTCGTTACCACGTTCTATGTGCTTGCTAGTAAACTGTTCCTTTTCTCCTGAGCTGTAGTATTCTGCCATAAGTTCGATGATGTATGTATCAAGTCCTTTCCCACAGTTTCCGATTGCTTGTGCATGGCTTGCTGTCATCTTTCCTTTTCGGGTTGCAAACCATTCCTCGCTTCCTTGGATTACATTACTTTCCATAACATAACTCATTTTGATTTACTCTAACTTTATCTCGACCTTTGTATAATCCACAATTCCAACACCATACTGAATAAATATCATACTGCCCTCTTTTAATCTGTTCTTTTGTTGGTTCAGTTCGTTCTCTTTCTTCAATTACAGTTTTACATCTTTCACAATTAATGTGTCCAATTACTACATATTCTCCACCTCCTTGTCTTGAATTTTTCCAAACTTTGGAACCTATTTTATTTAGTTCCATTTTGCAACTCTAGTTTTCTAGCTGTTACCATTACGTCAAATTCTTTTCCAATACCTTTGTTTGTTTTATAAAAATCTGCTAGTTCTGGTATTGTTTTGATTTCTCTGACTTTCTCTGCTAGATCAAACAACATAACTTCTTTCTGTGTTTGCTTATAGTTTTCAAATTCTTCCATTTCTTCACTGCTCGCAATTTCACCATCTACCGCGTAACCAAGTAATGCTAATGCTCGACCAACTGCGATAGTTTCTAATTTTTCAAAGTCCTTTGTTCCTGTTTTAGTTTGCAAAGCGTGTCCTGTACTTTCTGCACTATTTTCGTCTGCCTTATCTTTGAGGATTCTTGCTTTAAACATCATCATTCCACCCTCTTGTGGTATTGGTGTTGTTTCGATTGAGGCTCGTGGATTTTCTGCTCTGAATACCTTGAGTCTGTCTGATACTTTTGCATAGTCTGCTCCACCAGTGATTTTTGTTGTTTTTACGTTCATGATTTTTTACTCGTTTATGATTTTTTAAATACGATCTCGTTTATAAATTCTATTATTTTTTCTGGCTTATCTCCGTTTCGTTGTTTAAGCAATGCTATCCATACTATGCTTTCTAGCATAGATTCTGTGATTTCTGTTCTATTCATCGTCTTGGTCTCGCTGTTCTGCTTCCTCGACCAACTTGTCGTGTTTTAGTTCGTCCCATTCTTCTTGTGTAATTTGCTCTGTGTTTTCCATATATTTTTACTCTAATGATTTTTAATATGTACGGGTGACTTCCCGTACATAACTACTATATCATAGTGCTGGTGCTAGTGCTAGTACTTATCCACAGTTTTTATTGTTTTGGTATAAAAGACAATATATGAGCTACTACGTCAACATTGAACGCATTCCCGCACGCTTTATATCTTTGAGTGTTTGATACTCCTTCTGTGTAGTTGTCAGGCAAGCATTGGAGACGTTCGCATTCTATTGGCGTGAGTTTTCTTATTTCGCCTTGCGTGAATACTCCTATATTCTGCGAAGTCATTAAATTTTTTGCTTTATCTCCAACACGACCTCTGCGTGTTTTTGAATTTGGAAAAGATAAATCTACACTCTGCCCCTCTGTTGCTATCGCATACCCTTTTTTAGTTGCTTCAGGAATTTTAATAAATGGTACATTATTTCCACCAGTTCCCCATGCAGATAATACTGTTGGACATTTTCCTGTTTTAGTAATTCTTACAGGTTCTTTTATTCTGTGTCTAAAAGTAATCAGTTCATTCGTGTCAGTTCCACATTCTAAAATATCCCTCAATAAAATACCTTTATCCTCTGGCAAAATGACATTCGGTATATTAGTCCAAAATAATCTCTTGCGATTTTGTGCTGACACGAGTGAAGCATTTATCATTATTGGTTCAACCCCTAAAGTTTCAGTGATAATGTCCTTCGCTTCTTTTGGCATGCTCGCTACATTCTCTAAAATAAAATACTTTGGCTTCACTTCATTCAAAATGCGGACATACTCCCAGAACAAGCCACTACGTTCTCCATCAAGTCCTTTTCTATTTGCTTTTGCGATACTTAAATCTTGGCACGGTGATCCGCCTATAAGTAAATCAAAAGGTTTTTTGTTTAATGTTGTTCCTGTAAAAGAGCCAACTAATCTTACATCTCCTACACTATGTATATCAGGATAATTCTTTTGACTAATCTGTATAGCATACTTATCAATCTCACTCGCGTAGTACGCTTCGACAGGTATACCTGCTCTATCTAGTGCAACTCTTGCACAACTTATTCCATCAAATAAACTTAGTATTTTCATATTTTCAACTTCTTACCTATCGCCTTATAAACCTCTCTTAATTCTTCTTCATTCAAAGCTATATCGTCCATAAACTCATCTTTGTGGTTGATTACTGTAAGAATGAATCCGTCTTCTTCTGAACCTGTTAATTTTACGTTTACGTTTTTCATGTTTATTTACTCTTTAAATTTGATAAAATCTTCTAACTCAAAATTTCCTTTTATAAGCTTGCTTTTTACTTTGTCGCATTTTTCGCAACCAAAAATAACCTGCGTGTATAGGTATCCACTATCTACATCTCTAGATTTTCCCGCAATTCTTATAAATTTATATTTGTGAAAATGTATCATTATTTTTTTATACTTAAATTTGATAATAGCCATGCACTAGCACTTTTACTCTTGTTCATATTTTTGCTTAGATACGAAGTCCCAAAATGACCTTGGTATAAAATATCCTGAATTTACCCATTGTGGTTTCCCTTCTTGTGCGACATTTTTCATATGTGTCGCGTACTGTTCAAAAACAAAAGCATCGTTTATTCCTTGTTGATGTTTCTTAATATACTTTTCCTCATACCATTTAATATCTTCATTTTTATATTTATTCACTATCGGGGCATTATCTGTTTTCTTCATTGCTTCTACTTCAAAAAGAAAGTCATCGTAATATTTATACTTGAACATTTCTTTTTTTATAGAATTTATCATTGAACGACTTATTTGTGCTACATTTGCATTATCTTCTTTTTTTCTATCAGCCATAATTATTTAGTTAAAATTTTTAATACTGTCCCGAGAGTCCAATCGACATCTTTCATCTCTCTTTTTATTTCGTCTATTGCTTTGAATATTTGATTATTCGTATAAGCTCCTTCGATTCTTTTTGCATCTTGTGTATGCCTATATTGCACCGCACGTAGTTGTTTTATATTTTCAATAGGTATTTTTTTCTCTTTTATAAAAGTAGCAATAATATCTTGGTATGAGTTTTCTATTTCCTCCATTTTTTCTAGTTCTTCTTTTAATGAAAATACTTTACTTTGCTTTGTAATTTTTTTTGGTATCTCATTTGTTTCATAATCAATCACATCCTCAAAAGAGTCTGTATGTTTGTTTTCGTTGTATTTGAATGAATTTTTCATAATTTTTTTATTGGAAACTTTAGTTTCCGTAATTTCTTTTGTTTTCTTTTGGTAGTTTCTTTTGTGTGTTAAGCCGTCTTTACCGATATCGGTTAAACGGGCTTTACTGTTTTTGTCATTATGTTTAACTAGTAAAGCGGTGTTAACTACCCAAGATTCCCAATTTTTATTAAACGAATAATAGCACTTGTCTGACTTCATGATCATATTTCTACTAACAAGATTCTTCAAAGACTTTACGACTGTTGGTCTTGATAATCCTGTTGCACTCTCAAATTGAGTAAGCGAAATCCAATCATTCTTTTTTTGAAATCCATATGTTTTTCTTATTATGCAATATAGAATTTGAAATTCTGAACCTAGTAAAGCGGTGTTAACTAGTTTCTCAAGTATTTCATTAGCTATGGGAGTAAATCCATTTTCTTTTTGTGGACTAGCCATATTTATTTATTTCCTAGTCCAAACTGTACCGCCTTGCGAGTAGTACAGTCTAGGCTAGAAAACGCAAGACTTGTAAAATTGTGGTATCGACTACCACTCGTTTATTATACCAAACTTTCTAAATAATTTACAATAGCCTGTTCGTCTTTAGCTGTGTATAACTCTATCAACTTCATATAAAACAGCACGTCAGCTTTAATTGATTTTTGTTTCAACTGAAAAAGTTTATCTACTTTCTCTTGTCCGATTTCGATCGTCATACGTCTTAAAAACTCCGCACCTTGCCCGCCATAATTTATGTTGCAAGAATAACACTGTGGTCGGATATTTGACGGATGATAGCGTAAAATTGCCCCACAAGCTCCACTTGGTATCATATGTCCGCTTTGGTGATTACTACCCTCTAGACCACCTTTTTGGCACGTATAACATGTATTTCCGCGTGCTCTAGTAAATAGTTTGACCTGTTCCCATAGTTTTGCTTTAAGAACAGCTGGTGATGGTTTTTTAATCTTTTTAGTTTTCAACAGTTTTGCTTTCTTCATGCTTTACAAATTATATCATAATGCAATAATAATATACAGCAGAACGGACTCCTTCCTCCATCGTTGTACCTTTATCGAAACTCGTAAGAAATTAGTACATAGAGCGAAGCGACGAGGCAGCACGTTCCTTTTTATACAAGAATAGTTTCTTGAGCAACATTTTAATCGCAAGAAAAAAATGTATGGAATAGAAAAATACCACGTATGTTTAGTTACGTGGTATTTTTTGTATAGCTATGTTTTTCCGCACGTTATCAAAAGTCGTTCACGGTATGGCTCATGAATGCCACGTACTACTATTGTAGCATATATATTGACGAATAGCAATTTATAATCTTACATGTGGGGATATCTTTCTTGGTGAATCGCCTATAGTCAATTTATAATATGTTTATGAATAAAATTTTACAAGGAGATTGTTTAGAAGTAATGAAGACACTAGAAGATAATTCTATTGACTTAACTGTTACTTCCCCACCATACGATAACCTACGAGACTACAAAGGATATACTTTTGACTTTGAAGGAATTGCAAAAGAACTGTATCGAATTACAAAAGAGGGCGGTGTTGTTGTTTGGGTAGTCGGAGATGCCACAATTAAAGGAAGTGAAACGGGAACATCATTTAAACAAGCATTGTATTTTAAAGAGATTGGTTTCAATTTACACGATACTATGATATGGAATAAGGGAGGATTTTCTGCTGTGGGGTCTTTACAAAATAGATACGCCCCAGTATTTGAATATATGTTTGTTTTATCAAAAGGATTTCCAAAAACATTTAATCCTATAAAAGATAGAAAGACAAAGCACGGAGGCAAAAAAGCAAGTGGCACAATAAGACAAGCCGATGGAACAACAAAACCAATGTCAAAAGTAATGATTATAAATGAATACGGACAAAGATTTAATATATGGGAACAATCACCACAAAGACAAACAGGTGGACACCCAGCACCTTTCCCTGAAAAACTAGCAGAAGACCATATCCTATCTTGGAGTAACGAAGGAGATACAATCCTAGACCCAATGGCAGGAAGTGGAACAACTCTAAAAATGGCAAAGAAAAATAATAGAAATTACATAGGCATAGAAATATCATCAGAATACATAGAAATTATAAATAAAAGATTAACACAGGATACAAATCCTAAAGAATAATATGGAACAATTTACAAACAAAGTAATACAAGGTGACTGCTTAGAAGTAATGAAAGATATACCTGATAAGAGTATAGATATGATACTTGCAGATTTACCTTATGGAACGACTGCCTGTAAATGGGACACTATCATTCCATTTGAACCACTTTGGGAACAATACAAGAGGATTATAAAAAATAACGGGGCAATAGTTTTAACAGCTTCACAACCTTTTACAAGTGCTTTGGTGATGAGTAATGTGAAGATGTTTAAGTATGAGTGGATATGGGATAAAGTAAACCTATACACAGGGACTTTGTTAGCAAATAAATATCCTCTAAAAAGACACGAAAACATAATACTTTTTTGTAATGGCACTCCGAATTACAACAAACAAATGAGAATTGGACAACCATACTCAATGGTAAGAAATTCAAAAGGTGTGGGTCAACACACAAACACCAAATATAAAAGGGTAAAAACAATAAACAATGGAGAACACAACCCTTGTTCTATTCTGGAAATAGAAGGAGGAAATAAATCAGAAAAAGGACTCCACCCCACCCAAAAACCAGTAGCCCTTATGGAATACCTTATCAAAACCTATACTAACGAAGGCGATTTAGTTTTAGATAACTGTATGGGTAGTGGAACAACTGGAGTAGCTTGTAAAAACCTTAACCGCAACTTCATCGGTATTGAACTTGACCCAGAGTATTTCAAAATAGCAGAGAAGCGAATAGTTGAATCTAATGGAATTTGAAAAGGAGGTATGAGATGCCAAAGATTGAATTGATACAAGGCGATTGCCTAATCGAAAGCGACAACATAGAAAGTGGTTCAGTTGATTTAATATTGACCGACTTGCCATATGGGAACATGAACGGCGCAGGACTCGATGGATGGGGCAAAGATAAAACCAATTGGGATTTTGCCATAGAGCCTAAAAAGATATACGAGATTGCAAACCGAATATTGCGCAAGAATGGGAAAATGATTTTGTTTAGTCAAGAGCCATACACAGGCAGATTGACAAATGAAGCTATACCAAACGTGCCTTTTAATTATCGCATGATATGGGCAAAAGACCATTTTGCAAATGGTTTGATAGCAAAGAAAGCACCCGTTAGTTATTACGAGGATATACT